GATTTAATATAACAGGCTTTGCATTGCTTATAGCGCCACTGGCGGTCAGCTCAACAACATTCTGAGCGCCTCCTGATGGAAGTAATTCGCTAAGATTGCTCAAACTATACGCTCCAGCCGATAGTGCTATTTACATAAGTCATAACAATTTCAGCAAAGTTTTTATCAAAAGTTAAGTCCGTCGCCGATGATGCAATGTTAGAACCATTACGAGCCACAGTGAAATTAGTAGTAGCCGCTGCCCCAGTGCCGTCTTTAATTCCAACAAAGTCTCCAGCAGAAGGAGAGGCTGGTAGCGTTATAGTTATTCCACCAGCGGTGGCGACTTGAAAAGTTCCTGAAGCAACTGTTGCGCTAGAGCCAATAAGGGATGGGTCAGGAAAAACACCCGTAAGCGCTCCACCTAAAGTTAAATTACCTGAAGTCGTTACTGTTCCTGAAAGGGTAATACCACTAACAGCTCCCGTACCACCTACTGAGCTAACTGTTCCTGTTGAACCCCCAGCAGATGCAATCTGAGTCACAGCTCCGCTTGAGTTTTTAAAGAATAATTTACCGTCATTGGTATTTATTGCAAGTTCGCCATCAGTTAAGTTAGATGCGGATGGAACAGCTGAACCAGTCGCAGTGCGATATAATTGAATGGGTGTAAAGCCTGTTTCAGCCATGATGATGTCCTCTTATTATTAATAGCATTAAAATGTTCCGCCCGTTATGCCTGTTGTAGCAGTTACGGTTGTAAAAGACCCCGCCGCTTTAGTTGTGCCACCAATAACAGTATTGTTAATTGTACCAGCAACTATTGTTGGAGCAATAGGGGATGCCAATTTAGCTGTGGTTACTATACCATTGCCTAATTGGTCAGTACTTAAGGGTATGTCTGTTGGCGCATTACCGATGTAAGGATTAGACATTTTATGTGATCTCCAAAATTGACAACACTGCGTCAACAGACGATGCTGCGCTTGAATTTACTTTTATTGAATCACCAGTAATCAAAACTATTTTTTGATTTCCGCCAATTGGAACAAGAGCACCCCCAACAGGAACAGGAGCATCTTTAACTACATAATAATCAGTGCTTCCGTTATTAACTGTTACGTCTATATTAACAGTAGAGGCGCTTGTATTTGCAATTGTTAAACCAATAACAGTAGTTTGTGTAGAAGACCCAACAGTGTACCCACCAACAGCGGTTAGTGCTGTACCAATGCCCGTAGATAATTTTCTTGTAAATGTATTAGCCATTATATTTCCTATCCTAGTGCAACGGCCAAGGCCACTACATCATCAAGTGTTACACCAACTGCTGGTGTAGCAGAGGTCCAAGTTGTTCCATTTGAGGTCAATACGTTTCCACTTGTCCCCGCAGCAGTTAACCCTGTACCACCATTTGCTGCTACTAGTGTTCCAGCTAGTGTAACATCACCAGTTGATCCCGAAGAAGGAGTTAAACCAGTCGACCCCGCACTAAAGCTGGCAACCGCTGATGTTACGGCAGTTGTCCAAACAAAAGCAGAGCCATTCCATTTTAGGAATGTGTCAGTAACCGTTGGAGCATCTAAGAAGTTAGTAGCTCCAGCACCTGTATTATAAACTATTCTGTTTGCAGCGCCTCCAGCAACGTTTGCTATCTGTGTTAAGTTAACAGCTCCCGTCTGACCATTTACCGATATAACAGTGTTTGATTGGTCTAATTTCTGCCAAACAGTCCCATTAAATACAGCCCAATCGCCAACTTGCCAGTCTGTTATACCGTCTAAGTTTGTTGTTCCAGCGACACTTGTTATGTAATACTGACCGTTAACACCAGTACTTGATGCTAATGTTGGCGTATTCGTTGCCGCGTTCCATGTACCTTGAAAACTTAGTCCACTTGAAAAACCTACTGTTGTTACGTTAGTAACAACACCTTCAGCATTTACGGTAATTCTTGGTATAGCATTAGCAGCGCCGTAAGTTGCAGCGGTAACTCCAGATGTTGGTAAATCCGCGTTAACTAATGCCCTGTAAGCTGTTTGAGCTGCTCCACCAGAAGCTGGACCACCATAGAATACATTAGCTGGTTGGTCCGTTTGAATAATCGCGGAACCCCAAGTGTATGCTCCAGTACCACCTGAAACTAAAACTTGACCTGAGCTACCAACTGCGCCTAAAGCAATATCACTACCACCACCATAAGCTATTCCGCCCGGTGTGCTTGTATTTGATCTACCTGTACCACCTTGGTCAATTGGTAACGTTCCATCAATTTGATTTTGGTCACTTAAATTTACAGGAGGATGTTGATGGTCCCCTCGTGAAAGCTCATTTAGATTTCCTGCTGAACCGCTAGTGGTCCCAGTTAGCGGCGCAGTGTCTTCAAAATCTGCGGTTAAAGTAACGTTACTGTTAAGATTACCCCCACCTGCTAAACCTGCCCCTGCAATAATTTGTCTAGTTACTGGTACATAACCAGTTAATGTTGCGGTGACAGAACTTACAGCTGTAATTCGTCCTTTAGCGTCAACGGTTAAAACGGGTATATTTGTCGAATCACCGTAAGTTCCAGCAGTAGCGCCTGTATTAGATAGTTGAGTTGTTCCTACTCCGCCATTAGCGATACTTAAAGTAACATCAGAACTAAGAGCACCTCCCCCAGTCATACCAGTTCCGGCAAGAACCTGTCTTGTTGTTGGAACCCCAGATACTTGTAATAAGTCTCCTGCTCTAACTTGATAACTAACTCCCTGATAAGTAAATAGGAGTAATCCATCAGGAGAAGCAACAGGTGCTATAGGGAGTTGTGTAACCCTACTTGGTATTAAATTGCTAGGAACGTTCGCCATTAATCCATCTCCAGATATTCTTCGCCGTCTTCAGCGATAATAAATTCGTCACCTGCTTCTTGGATAACTCCTGAAGGGTGTGTGTCAATATTTGTGTCGGGCCTGTTAAAAGGCAAAACAATTTGGTCGGGTCTTCTCGGTGCTAATAAATAAGGGTCTAATTCATCCCTATCTTCTTGGCATACCATAAGTCCGGGGAAGTTTGGATCTGGAAATAAATCCGCTAATACAAATTTACGTGAGCATCGTGCGCACAAGGCAATACCAAGTGTTGGTTGACCCGTTGGATCAAGGTATATACTCACGCCGTGTAAACCCCAATACCCGGATTAATTTGAATTACAGAACCATCATTATCTCCGTCCCAAGCTCGTTGAAAACTAACAACCGCTTTTGCTTCAAGAGAACCAATAAGTGCTATGTCTGAGCTAGGTGTTTCCGCGCAAACTCTAGCAGCTAATCCATTTATTATAGCTTCTAACCAACGATTAGGTATCTCTACTTGTTGTTGTAAATTATCAGTATCCATTATTTGACGATGCCGCCATAAAATTAATAGATGTGTTTCTGACGAAGCATCTGGTGCTGGCCATAAGTTAACAACAGGTTCTGGGATGTCTCTTTGATAGTAAAAACTACTAGGACGACCTGTAAAAACTAAGTTGCTCTGATTAACATAGTTATCTCGGCTTAAGACGCCTAAAGGAATAGATTGTGGTGTATTCCCTAAAGTAATCGAAGTATAAGATATTGTAGATGTACCGTCTGTTGGTACAATTCTAAAGTACTGTTTAGCTAATGCACCGTTTATTTCGGTCCACACTATATCACCAGCTCCTGCTACAGCATTAGTAGCTAAGTTTTTACTGGTTGAAAGCCCAACAGTAGTCCATGCAGCATTATCAGTGCTAGTTTGAAAAGTAACAGGGACTGCTGTAGCTGACCATTTTATGCCAATAAAGTTAACTATTGTTGCTGTTGCAAAATTAACTTTATACGACGTGTTGGCAGATGTTACAGTTCCACTAACTACTTGAGGTATATTTAATCCTAGATTTAAAACGTCTACTGTTCCCTTTGGAAGCGTAACAATTTGATTGTTTTGATATAAAGGTAATATTTGTTTTTCTATGCACCATGATGGAGTTTTGATGTTCGCAAGCTCGTCAAGCATAAACGTCAGAGAATCAAGAGCATACTCTTGCATTTCTGACGTTATTGCTTGCGCGGGCAAGCGACACCTTCTGAAAGCGTGGTCAACTACTTTCAGGGCATTAAATGTTTTGATTCCAACGTTGCCAGAATAAGCCATACCTTTCCCATATGTTTTTAGCTGTTATGGTTGCTGATACAGCAAGCCCTATGAATGTTGAAGAATTACTTCTACCAGTTGTTCTTCATAGTTCCCATTTTTTTAAAACCAGACATTGAATCCATAGATTTAGATGCTGAACCGCTAGTTTTAGTCTTCATAGCACCACCTTTAGAGTATCCCGAAACTTTACCGCCACTCTTCATCATTTTAGTATCACCAGAGTAAGCGCCTTTGCCCATTGACTTTTCAGTGCCTTTACTTTCGTTACGTCGAGATGTCATTGATTGTTTTTTCTTGCCATTTCTAGCGCCCATTGAATCATCTAAACGGTCATTGTAACCTTGTTTCATAATAGTCTTCCTATTTCATTTTAGAAAATGATTTAGCGAGATTAGCCCGCTTAACTGTTTTTGAAGATGGTTTTGAACCGCCAGCTGTCGCTGGTTTACCTGCTGCAACTTTATTCAACTTTGCTTTAGGTATGTTCTTACCTTCTTTAACGCCCATATATTCACGCAAAGCGCCGGGTTTTTTGACTGCATCTTTAATCCAGTCTTTTTTACCACCACCCTTAGCCGCACGGAAACTTTTTGCAGCTTCACCACGTAATCGATCCATTTCATCACGAGCATTTCTCTCACGAGAACCGACCCTAGCCATCTGAGAACGTTTATCTCTACGTTCTGCTGCATCATTAGACCTGCGACTTTTAACTCTACGCATTTCATCTGCTGCATTGTCTTGATTACTAATTACACGAGCTTCTTCATCGCGGATATTTCTCATACCACCACGACTCATTTTCGCTGAAGATGATTTAGTAAAACCAAAGTCAGAAGGAAACTCAAACTCATCCGTGTATTTAATAGTCATTAGTAACCGCCACCAGAGTTGTTGATGTACACCGTGATGGTTGCGCCAGCAGTAAATGAGTTAACGCGGAGCATAATCGCTCGACAACTTTCGCCACCCGCAGCCAAAGCATTAGCTGTAACGGCGGCAAGGCCAACAATTGGCATACCGATAGCCGTATAGATTGCATCTCGTTCTGGAGCATCAAAGATATTCGCGGGAGTTTGGAACACGCTATAATTTATCGTTCCAGTGACGCCGACCATAACCATAGGGG